TTTGATAAGCAAGTAGCAAAAGCGTTTTGTGATTAAATATAAGCAAAGCAAGCACTAATTCTAAAGATTAAAATAATTTTCCAATAATCATAGTTCATTGCAAAGTCGTCATAAAACTTACTCTTGGGTTCTCAAAATCCGCCGTGTTCTAAAACCCAGACAAAAAGGATAGTTGTAAGTGACGTAACCGCCGGTTTACGAGCCAGTTGGGAAAGGTAACATTTGTTTGATGTTGTCACCGCCGCTCAAATCCATCGTCAGGGAAGGAGAACACTCCAATTCAAAGTTAAGGGCAGATGGTATATAACCACCGCTCCTGTTGTCTATTATACGATCTACATTAATTAAGTCTACGTCTCTAACTTCTACAACATTCGCATTTAGTCCTATATGACCATTCTGCCGGGAACTTTGGACAAGAGTGTCCTTCCCTTCAGAGTGATCATTTTGCATTAAGCCAGACAACCCAACATTACGGGTCCCTCTGTGCTTTTCAACCATTAAGCCATACGCCCCGCCATCCCAGATGCCTGGAATAAAAGAGCCGTGAATTTCTGATTCTCCAAAGAAGTTTATATCAATGTCATGCCATGTTTTAGTAATTAGAGGTAAACCAATTTCGCTCAATTTTGAATTTACGACGTATTTCCAATTGTTGAAATATTCAGGTCCGTGTCCATAGCTAAGTAATATAGATTGCTCACAGTTTACGAGTGTGGCTGCTCGCTCGTCAGGAGATTTCCAGATCCAGCGACAAGCTTCCTTAATTGAAATTTCATCTAAGGGGGCAAGCCAGTGGTTCTTTCTTTTTGGGTGTTTCTTAAATCCTCTTTTTAGAACAGTAGATTGTTCTAGAGTTTGTGATAAAGGTATTTTATCCCAATTAGGTATCTTTTCTCCTCTCTTTCTTGATGCTAATTTCTCAGCATCTGTGATAATAATATCATGCATTTGAAAAGCCTTCATAATACTTTTTAAGTTAAACCAAGATAAGACTTGTTCTTTTACAGACATGATACCATCATCACCATACAAATACATACACACATTCTCATCAAATAGACTAAGATAAGTAGGGTCAATATTTTGGGTTAATATAATAAATTTCCATATATACCTCATCATCAATATATTTACAAGGGTGTTATGAATTACTGTAGTTGAAGCACCAGATGGAGCTCCACATACTGTTTGATATACAAAATCGTTCATTAAATGGTAGGCTTGGAATAATTCTTCGCCCATAACTTTCAAATTTGTTCTATAATCCACTGTTTTTGAACCATGTCTCTCATACCAATCAATAATAATCTCCATGGCTTTTGAGCCAACATCAGATGGGAGTCTAGGTCCAAAATCAGAATAATCAAACGTTATAATATGCTTTGAATGATGAAGCAATGTATTTGCTAATTTACTCCATTCAGGGCCATCAGGATTAATTCCTACAATAGAATTAATTGTAAGCCTGTTGTCCATGAATGAAGCACAAAAGTCTAGTGTAAACTGTCTAAGTTGAATAGTAAAATCTATAGGTGATAATGAAAATATCCTTGTTCCATCCGGTTTTTCCAATTTACTAGCCTTCCGTCTTTCATCCTTTAACCAATCAATAAAAACTGTAAAAGGTCTTATTCCTCTTGAACGCATCTGAGCTTTCATTTCCATGCAAGATAATAGTTCTTCATCTATTAAAAC